TAAAAAGTGTTTTTATCTTAAGTTTTTAGCTGTAGTTTTAAAAAAAGCCCCGATAGTTCAGAGGCCAAGAATGCGGCCCTTTCACGGCCGTGACCCGAGTTCGAATCTCGGTCGGGGCATTGACGCGGTAAAAGTCCGATGCCCGGGCAGGGAGTGGAAGGGTCAAACCCCCCACCCCCACCAAGGGCATTGCACTTCAAGATAATTCTTGTTTTTTGGATAAAGTGAAAAAAGAAAAAGAAGTTCAAAAAACAACTCGGCAGGCAAATTTGAACTTGTTAGTATATGAGTTCATAAAAAGCGGAGTCAGACCATCAAAGATATGTGATATTCTGAATCTTAGAAAAACAGCTTTACAATATTATTTAACGTCGCTGGTTGAGGCAAAATTAATCAAAAAGTTAGGTTATGGAACATGGGAGATTGTTGGAGAATTTGATGAAAAGAAGTTCAAAAAGACAACCCGAGTACCTCATAACAACTGGGGTAGTAAATTTGAACTTCTTAAACCGGATCAAGTGAGAGGTCATGCATTTCAGTTTAAATTGTTAGTTCCTTCTAATCTAAGAAACTGGAATAGAAGGGAAGAGATCTTTAATAAAAAAGATATCAAATTTGAAGAATTAGGACATTTATTTGGCGGCGGTCAAGGCTTAGATTTCAAGGGCCGAAAAGTGCATCTTACAACTAGTTCTGTCATCATTTATGAGAAAGAGAGCTATATTGCTGATCTGGCCAAGGATGCCAAGAGCTCTGCTATCTTTCACTTTTTGAAGCTAATAAAATCATTAGAAAGCTTCCTGGGAGCAGATTTCAGCATAAATGGACAATATAGGTTCAGAGTTACAAGGCAACATTATGCTCTCGTGAAAAATGCTCTCGCAAAGCAGTATGATGAAGAAGGGAAGAAGCTCATGGTTTATTCTGCTAATGGGTTATGGTTTGTTATTGATAATTCCTACAACTTGCATGAAGCAGAAACCGTGCATCCAAAGACATCAGATGTGGACAATGAGAATGTTCTCAATTTCTTTAATTCAATAAAAGCTCGCCCAATTACAACTCAGGAAATTCACTCTAATTTTGAAGAGCTCAGACAGATGATGAAAACAAGCTCTGAGAATCAGATCATGTTAGGCCAGGTACTACAACAAATGGAAAGCAATGTTGCTAAAATTGTAAAGAGGTTGGGAGAAAATGTATAGATTTATGATGAACGGCAGAAGGTATGTTGTCTTATTCTTAGCCATCAACAGCGTGAAGAAGAAAAATATCAGTCAGCTAAGCAAGGCCTGCGATATGACTCCAAGTCATCTCACTATTGTAATGAAACAATGGGAAAAAGAAGGCCTGATTGTGAAAAACAAAAGTGGTAGAGAATTTGTCATCGAATTAACTGAAGCCGGCAGAGAGCTCTTAGAAATTATACGAAGATATGACAGAATTGCAATCCATCAATTAGACAAGATCAGACAAAATCAAGAATATGAAAAGGAGGTGAACAATGGAATCGCAAGAGGAAAGTATTGTCAGATATGACGACAGAAGAAAGGAACTCACTCATATAACGAGAGAAACAAAAGAAACAGATCTCGGAGAAATCAACTTTGAAAGTAAGGGGGTTTACAAAGAAGATGGAATAAGAAAAATTCTGGCCAATCTGCAATCAAAAAAGAAAATTCTCGAGAAAAATATTGAGATTTTAAGCAAGCTACAGGAACCAAAGCCGGAGATGACTCCTGAACTTCAGAAACTGAAAGAGCAATTAACAATTCTTCAAAAAATAGATCACGATGAGAAAATCGGAGATGAAGAGAAAAAGAAGGAATTAGAGAATCTGAAGAACAGCGACGATGAACTCAAGAAAGTGAATGAAGATATCAGAAAAATCAGAGAAGCAATAGGCACGAGGTTGAACTTATAATGGAAAATATAAAACTGATAAGTGTCGAGCTTTTGAAGGATTCAGAATATAATCCAAGGCAGATTACAAAAGATGAACTCAAGAAGCTGGAAAATTCTATCAAAGAGTTTGGACTAGTTCAACCGATTGTAGTCAATATCCATCCTTCAAGAGAGAATGTTGTCATCAGCGGCCATCAGAGATTACAAGTTGCAAAGAAACTTGGAATGAAAGAAGTTCCCTGCATGCTTGTTGATTTAGAGCTATCAAAAGAAAGAGCTCTCAATCTTGCCATGAATAAAATTGGCGGAAGATTTGAAGAGGAAAAACTTGTTGATCTCTTAAGTTTAATTGAAGAAGAAAATGAGGATATCTTAAATCTTACAGGATTTGATAATTCTGAAATTAATTATCTTTTAGGCCTGAGAGAAAAGGAAAGAGAAAAGATTTATGCAACAGGTGCAGAGGATGAGTTTGACTTAACAAACAGATACGGAATTGAAGAAGGTGATATCGTTATCCTGGACGATCAGCATAAAATCGTCTGCGGAGATGCAACAGATCCAAATGTTTTAAGAAAGCTTTTGGGCGAAAATAAGGTAGATTTGTTGGTTACAAGTCCTCCTTACAATCTTGATATCAAATATGGAAAATATCGGGATAACAAAGATTACACTGAGTATATTGGAATGATAAAAAGTGTATTCCAAAATGCGCAGACATTTATGAATCGTGGCAGATTTTTGTGCATTAACATAGGCAGAGAATGGGGGCCTATAAATATGCCTGCAAAATACGATGAAATCCTTGAGGGGATTGGTTATGTCTTTTTCAGGAATATTTATTGGAGTAAGCCATTGGGGAGCGCTCGCGGAACAATAACGAGCAGAAATCCTTTTCCAAGATATTACATTCCAAAAGTGCAGACAGAAATAATTCAGTTATATTCAGATGAAGAGAACCCTCAAATCTATGACTCGTTGATAACTTACAAATTTGGCGAGAACAAGAAAGAAAAAAGAGAACAAATACCTGATATTTTATTGGGAAAATATTCCGGAAATGTCTGGGAAATGATGACTGAAACAGCTCTCGGCGGAAATCATCCTGCTCCTTTTCCTGTACAGCTACCATTTAATTGTATAAGATTTTTTACTTTTGAAAAAGAATTAATTCTTGATCCTTTTGTTGGAAGCGGAACATCAATCATTGCAGCAGATCAGCTGAATAGAAAAGGATATGGAATCGAGCTTGATCCGAATTATGTAAGTGTTGTCATTGAAAGATATCTTATTTACAAACCAAATGCGAAATTCGAGGTGATAAAATGCAAATAGAAAAAGGTGATATCTTTTTGTTAGGCAAACACAGATTGATGTGTGGAGACAGTTTAAGTTTAATTGATGTGCAAAGATTGATGGATAAAAAAGTCAGCACTATGATTTTTACAGATCCTCCTTATTCTGTTAATTATATTCCTGAAGAAAGAAGAAAAGGCGGAAGAAAAGTCAATGAACTTGGCGGAATTATGGGTGATGTAAATTTTAATATTTTAGACTTGCTTGATCTGATTAACACAGGAATATGTGAGGGAGCTGTTTATGTATGCTGTGGCTCAAAGCAGATAGGGCCAATCAATGAATGGGTTATTAAGAATTTGACAACAAGAGCAAGAATGATTGTATGGGTAAAAAATGGTTATTCAATTCTTCCTGGAGACTATCATTCAGGCTTTGAACAAATGATGTATTTTTATTTTGATAAAAAGAAATTCCGGGGAGAGAGAAATCAAAGTGATGTCTGGTATGTTAGAAGAAGAGCATCAATCAAGTATGTGCATCCAACTCAAAAGCCAGTTCGTTTAATTATGACTGCTATACAGAACAGCTCAGACACCGGAGATATTGTGTTAGACTTATTTGGGGGTAGCGGAAGCACTTTGATAGCTTGTGAGAAAACCGATAGGATTTGCTATATGATGGAATTAGACCCAAAATATGTGGAGAGAATTATAAGCAGGTGGCAGGAATTAACCGGGAAAGAAGCAGTTAAACTGTAACTTCAAAAAACTTCAAAAATGGCAAAGAAAAACAGCAATTATCGAGAGAGACAGGAAAAAATACTGAAGTTTATGGCTGAAGCAGGAGCATGGAAGATTTCAAGCTCTGTGGTTCAGGAATTAGCAAAAGAGTATGAGGTTAGTGAAAGACAGATTTATATGGATATTAAAAGGATAGTTAAGAAAGTTCCAAAGCCGATAATTGAAGAAGTTGCCAACAAATTTCTGATAACATTTGACAAAGCCATAACAAAGTCAATAAGGTTAATGGATAGTCCAAATGAAACAACTCAATTGAAATCAGTCAGGCTTTATTTTGAATCTATTCAATCTTTTACTAAATTCTTAGAGGATTATGGGCTTAAAGATAGAGTGGCAGAAAAGCTAGATTTGGGCGGTATCAAAATTAGAGTTAATGAACCTGACAGCTTATATAATGATGAATCTAAAGGACCTGCAGATACAGGAGAAAGTAGTTGATTGGAATCCATCATCAAAGCAATATGAATGCTTAAAATTACTAAGAGATAGAGTTCACACAGAAATATTTTATGGCGGAGGAGCAGGTGGCGGTAAATCTTATTTAGGATGCGCATGGTTAATCCTCAATTGCATAAAATACCCTGGAAGCAGATGGTTGATGGGTAGAGCCATTTTAAAAAGTCTAAAAGAATCAACTCTATTAACATTCCTTCAAATATGCAGATCTTGGGGATTTATTCCAGGAGAGCATTATAAATACAATCCTATGGAAGGAGTTATCAGATTCTCTAATGAAAGTTCAATTTATCTTAAAGATTTATTTTTATATCCAAGCGATCCGGAATTTGATAGTTTAGGATCAACTGAATACACAGGAGCTTTTATTGATGAGGCAAGCCAGATCACTGCAAAAGCAAAAAATATAGTGATGTCAAGAATCAGATACAAGTTAGATGAATTTGGTCTTATTCCTAAACTTTTAATTGCAAGCAATCCATCAAAGAATTTTTTATATTTTGAATTTTATAAGCCATGGAAAGAAGGAAAGATTGAATCATACCGGGCCTTCACTCCTGCACTGGTTGGAGACAATCCTTTTATTTCAGAACATTACATCGCGAACTTAAAGAAACTAGATAGAGTTAGCAAGGAGAGATTATTATATGGAAATTTTGAATACGATGATGATCCAACACGGCTTTTCAGCTATGATGCTATTGTTGATTTGTTTACAAATGGTGCAGAAAGAGGACAGAAATATTGCACAGTAGATGTTGCAGGGAGAGGTAGAGATAAAACAGTAATTATTATCTGGGATGGTTGGTTTATTGAAAAAATAATTTTAAAAGATAATATCTCAAGTGATGAGCTTGATAAAATATTGATTGAAAAAAACATTCCAAGAAGCAAGTGTGCAGTGGATGAAGACGGTGTTGGATTTGGATTAGTTAAAAATCTCTCAGGAGTTAAGGGTTTTGTCAACAATGCTCAGCCAATAAAAAACAAAAAAGAAAATGATAGAGATAAATCATTAAGGAATTACAGAAATCTCAAAGCTCAGTGCTGGTTCGAATTGGCAAATTACGTCAATACAGGACAGATAGGAATTTACAGAGATGTGCCTGTTGAGATCAGAGAATTAATTATTGAGGATTTAGAACAAATTAAACAAAAAGATCCTGGAAAAGATGTTCCATTGACTATTTTATCAAAAGAGGAAATAAAAGAAAGTCTTGGGAGATCAACAGATGTAGGGGATGCAATGATGATGAGAATGTTTTTTGTTTTAAGGCCGCCATTAGCCTTTGATTTCATATAAAATAATCCATCAAATAAGCAAGTATCCTTAAAAGATAATTTTGCCTGTCAGATTCATCCCTATTCCCATTTCATACTCATGAAAAATAAGAGAACATTTAGAAACTTATTTGGATTAGTTCCAGAAAAGAAAACAGTTCCGGCGGTAGAATCAGTTAGCGAGATCACAAGAGGCGGACTTCCAAAGTCTTACATACCTAATTTTTTCTATAAGCCTCCATTTGGATATCCAAGATATGAAGACCTTCCAAATTTAAGGAGATTAGCAGCTACTCCATTTGTTGATATGTGCATCACTACAATTATTGATGAAATTAGTGCAGTGCCATGGGAAATTGTATCTGAAGAAAGCGGCGATGAGATAAGCCCCGAGAAACAAAAACAAATTGATCATGTTAAATCATTTTTTGATAATCCAAATACAAATAAAGAGAGCTGGGAGAAAATAACTAGAGTTTTTGTAAGGGATATTTTAGAAATTGATGCAGGAGTTATTAATAAGATTTATAACAGAGCAGGTGAGATGGTTGAGATAGTTGCAAGAGATGGCGCAACATTTACAAAAAATCCGGACCTTCATGGATTTATAACAGATAGAGAAGATATCTTATTCGATTCAACTATTGTTGAAATTCCAGGAGCTTTCAACACACCGGAATCACAAAAAATTCTGGAATCATCGAGAAAGATGGAACCCGGATGGATAACAGCCCAGGATGTAAGAGAAAAGGCCGCCTACTTTCAATATGGATGGATAACGGGAGCAAGGCCCGTGCCATTTGGTAAAAAAGAAATTGTATGGCTTGAGAGAAATCCAAGATCAGATTCTGTTTATGGAAGAAGTCCTGTTGAGATACTGGCAGATTCAATTCAAACTTTAATTTATGCTATCGAGCATAATCTGGATTATTTCAGAGAGAATTCTATCCCTCCAGGAGTCATTGGACTTGACGGAAGTGATTCAGATGAAATTAAAGCATTTAAAGAGCAATGGGAAGAACAGCAGAGAGTTAAGGATAGTGCAGGGAAATGGAAAAAAGTCTTTCATAAGATGCCTGTAATAGGGAAGATGCCAAAGTTTGAAAGACTGGGATTTACAAATTCAGAATTGCAGTTAATTGAAGGACAGCAATGGTGGGCTAAGATGGTATGGGCCTGTTTTGGAGTTACTGCAGTTGAATTGGGTTATACTGAAGATGCAAAAGGAATGGCAAATCAATTAGTACAGTCAAATGTTTTTCGAAAGAGAGCAATAAATCCACTTCTTAGACTTATTGAATATCATGTCAACACAGAAATAATTTCAGAGTTTGGATATGAAGATATCAAATTTAAATATCAGATGTTTGATGTTGAAGAAGAAACAAAAAAAGCAACATTATACAAACTGCAAATTGATGCAGGAATAAAAACAGTTAATGAAATAAGAAGAGAAGAAGGAATGGAGGATGTAGAATGGGGGGATGATGATCCTAAAAGAAATCAGGGAACAAGTTTTAATTTTGGAGATTACAGAAATCAAAATCAAAAAGAGGACGATGGTAATAAAAACTCTGATGAAGAAAAGAGCATAGACAAAAAATCATTTCAGGCACAGCAAAACCCTCTGATCCCAAAAGAAGGGGAAGAAATGGGATATGAACGACTGAGAAAAAGCATAGTATATGTTTTAAAAAAGAATGAAGAAAAATTAAAAGATATTATAGAAAAAGAAATTGGACAGGATAAATTATCAGAGATTAAGAGCGTTGATGACGTAGTGAAAGCAATTAAGCAGTTAATGATTTTTGAGGGATTGAAAAATATTAGTGATACTGTTATCAAAAAAA